ATGGCAGACGATCAGAAAGATATGCACCAAGCAGTTAAAGAAGTTCGGATACTCCATAGCTACCATGATGGTACGACTAAGCTGAATAAGTTTTTAGCTGAAGGCTGGATACTGCTTTCAACTGCTTCGGGGCATGATGAGCAGGGATACCCAATACACTCATGGACTATTGGTCGTACACATTAAATGCGGGTATTCAAGAAGCCTCCTTGTTGTGGTGGCTTCTTTTTCAGACATGAACATTTAGCCTACAATAACTCATAATCGCTTGGTCGCTGGTTCAAGTCCAGCAGGGCCACCAAACTTTAGCTTTAAAATCATATGATTAAGCCACTTATAACGAAGTGGCTTTTTTTATTGTCTTTCTACAGTGTCGCAAAAATGTCGCATAACCTTTTTCGGAGAACCCAGGCACGGGGTACAAACTGGGCTTACTTCCACCGGTCAAAGATATGCGCGCCAATGGCACTTAACCTGTCTTCAAGAGCAACCACTGGAGCAGAACAACAAGAATGTAGACCAAGCTTACCGAACCGAGGAAAATCAAGAATCGAAGAGAATTAATAAAGGCAGGATGAAAAACTCTTTGTGGCACTAACACTATGTTCTGAGCAATACCTTCTTTACATCTTACAGATAAAAGCATCGGTACTTGCGTATTGATAGCCAACACCTCACACCGTATAGTTTCTTTTGGTGCGAGATAATCAAACACCATGACATACCTACGCGATGAATCATTCTTTTCTGTGAAGAGGCGCGATGGCCAGACATTGAGGTACATCGGTGGATAGTTGAAGATTAGCTCCACATTCGTCGCAGCTTCTTTCCCGTCGTTCCTGAAAATGTATGACTGCGTATGGACTGTTTGCGTCGCCTGCAGCACCTCGCCTTCTTTGTTCAAGAGAGGCTCATTAAGTAGATACGTAAACTGATGTAGCTCACCATAGCTAATCTTTGCACTATTTTTAAAGTATTTGTTGAGAATCAGTGTAAAAACAGGAACGATAAAAGCAAAAATCTCTTTTCCGTACTGAGTAAGTATATTCATTCGTTATTGTCCACAAATGTTACATGACGATGGTTCAGATTTTATCAAAATGACTCTAAACGTAATAAGCAATATTGCCAAAGTTCTTTCAGTTTTTTTCAAAAAAACACCTCCCCCGCAACAGCGTAACCATATGAAATAAAACAAAGAACATGGAATGGCTCTGTTATTTTTTCTAACTAACGATCTCTCACTAAACTCACGTAAATCTCATTTATTCCTTACTTATCAATCAATTATTAACTTTATCAGTTCCTCCACAGATCCATAAAACTGAAAAATACTGAAATTCTTTTCAATCTTTTCAGTTTGGTACTTCCGCAAAGCCGCCAGTGCTGGCACTGTCCGGCGCGGTGATTTGTAGAAAAATAAAACTGAAAATTTTTTACGATCGAAAAACCGCAGGCGGGTGCGGTGTAGCGCCGTTTTTGTCGGAGACAGATTTATTTTGTCACGCTCAGGCGCAACCAGCGACATGCTGTACGCACGATCTATTCTGAGTGTGTCAGGGGCGGCATTGTGGCGATTGATTGTTCCAGCGGGCGTTATGTAGCGCTTTATGGCAGGAACAAAAAACCCGCATTACGCGGGTTAGGGTGAGATACTTAGAATGGCTATTGGCAAGCTTTTTGACCAATGTAGTATGCAATTGAACGGTCAACTATAGGGGCCATATTAGGATCCGGTGCTGAGCTATTCATTTGCTCGATGCTCTCACCGTCGCCCAGATACTTAACAGTCCATGCATTACAATCGTACTGACGCTTAGAATATGATACCCCAGACGGCCCTTCTCTCTTAGTCGTGATGGTAGCAATGTCTCCGTTGCGTGTTTTATCTAAAATCGTGTAACTCGCCTTCGTATCTGTTGGCACTGAAACAACATTAGCAGCAAGCACATTGAACGAAAGGATTGCACCTACTGTTAACACAATAAAGTTTTTCATATCCCTATTCCTATCATTTGAGTCCACAATCATCCTATCAAGGAACGTACAGAACAACAAAATCAGCATTACGCGGGCTTTGTGTTGTGCTGCTCTTTCAGTTACCGGCCAATCACCGGGGAGTATTTGCCACTCAGCTGGTCAGTCTGCTGGCCAGTGCCACGGATGGCATCGGCATTGGTTGGTGCGCCGGTATTGCTGTGGTTGTGGCTGGCGGTTTGCTCTGCCAGCTGCTTCACCACGTCCAGTGTGTCGAGCATCAACTGTGCCACGTTAACGGTGCCGGAACCTATCCAGACCACTGGCGCAATTATCTGCTGCTGCACCGCCGCCACGCTTTTACGAATCTTTCCGATCTGCTCGGACAGGCTCCCGCCCGTGGTCACGGTACTGTCGCCGGTAATGTCCGCCGCCTGATTACCGGCAATTCTGGATTCAGCATTGCCGCCGACGCTGGCCAGCCAGTTTCCCTTCACGGCCTGGCTGTAATCCCCGGCGCTGACCTGCTGAATGGCTCCGGCCATCAGCGTGGCGGTACCCAGAACGCGGGTTTTATCCGTGGCCTTAATGGTCGTGTCACGGCTTACCAGCTCCCGCGTTTCCGTGTCTGCCTGGATAGCCCGCGTCATTGATGTTTCACTGATTGCCTGATCGGTCTGGCGCACCCAGTCACCGGCCTGTGTCACCCGCTGCGAGACTTCCGCACGCTGCTGCTGCAGCTGCTCCCCCGGCTTAATGTCCGGCAGGCTGTTCCCCTCCGGTACCGTCTGACGCACAAAGGGTTTATCCGGCCGGCCACCCGTAAATCCAACTTCAACCAGCGTACCCTCTGGCGGGAACTGGTACTGACCGGAATCATTACCGGCCATCGGTACCGGCAACGGCACCGCCGAATAAACCGGCGTCTGCTTATCCGGGTTGCCGTCTGCGTCAAGCAGCTGCAGGTTCACCGCATAGCGCGGGCGGAACGGATCGGCAAAGTTACCGCTGCTGACTCCCTCCGTGGGTGCCAGCACCCTGGCGAACTTCGGTAAATGCAGACCGGCAGCAAGCTCCGGGTACTGGCTTTCAATCTGGCGCTGCAGCGGCGTTTTCTGCAGCGGTTCACCGGTGGCTTTGTTCCGTGGTGTCCAGGTGACGGCCATCGTGTCATTGGTCAACTGAACACGCGTCACGCGCTCCCCGTTCATTTCCACACCGGGGCGCAGGCTCTGGATCACCGGCAACGTCATGGAGTTACCACCCGCCGCGCCCTGGCTGAACGCGGCCGGAATATCGACGGGCTTTCCGGCGAACATGGCCAGCTCCGCGCCGCCGACATACAGACCGCCGTCCGGCAGCTGATACCAGATATAATCTGCAATACCAAAGGCTTTGCCCAGGTTGTTCAGCAGCTGGTACCCGCTGCCGCTGTGCGTGAAGTGAGGGATCGGCTTGTCAGAATACCCGGCCTCCGGCACGCTCACCGTGATACCGCTGTTTTCCTCCAGCCAGCTGGCCACCATGCGCAGCGTGGGGTGCTGAAACGAACATGGCCACAACCGATCAAACACGCCGACCAGCTCCCGCACAAAGAGACGCTGGAAACCGTTCTCTGCCGGTTGCGACCGTTCCACGTAGCCCGTAAACCAGCGCAAAAGCAGATCGCTGTATCCCACATCGAGGCGTACCAGTTTGCCGGTATAGTCCTGCGTCGTCTCAGCGGTAATAAACCCGCGTCCGCAGCTGCTGAGTTCCAGCACCAGGCTGGCATCGGCCAGGTGAACTTCATCCCCTGAAAGGTACAGGCGTTTAATGGGTTTCATGCTTACCCCAGCGCATCGTTGACCGGCTTCAGCACTTTGCGCTCAAACCACGTCATTTTCTCTTCATCCTCGGCGGCATCCTGACCGCCCCCTTTGCCATTCTGCCCGGCACCACCGGCTGTCTGTTTTTTCGCGGTGGTTTTACCCGTCGCCCTGGATTCCCGTTTTTCCTGCACGCTGACGTGTTCCGTTAGCGTGAACGTAACCAGCCAGGCCATTTTTCCGTCCTGCTGCGGCGCGTCCAGCGTCCCGGTAAATGTCGCTTCCCGGAAATTCACCGCCCGCGCCACTTCATGGGCGACGCGGTATTTTTGCCGCTGGCCATCGCTCCCGGTGGCGCTGGCCAGTTCAAAGATGCGTTTCAGCACGCCCGGCGATTTAAACGGCACTTCACCGGATACGCGCAGCTCCTTCCCCTTCATGCCCTGCTCTGATTTCGTCGTGGCGCTGGTCTGGCCGCTCTGGTCTTTATCCTGAAACTGCTGGGTAAGCGTGACGCGCATGTTTTTCATCGGGATAGCCTCCCCGTTAAGCGCCAGTGTCGGGATCGAGGTCATGTATCATTCCTTTTATTCCGTCGAGATTGTCACCGACCAGCATCATGGCCGCGGTATGAACGGCAGACGGCTGCGGGATATCCTTCACCAGCTCCAGCAGCGTGGTGGCCAGATTTCCGCTGGCCGTAAACACCCACGCCCTGGCGCTTTTCCCCTGCAGCTCGTTCAGGCCGCTGGCAATGTCGCCCATCATGCCGTCACGCAGTTGCGTGAAGTCGGCCAGCTGCTTTTGCAGCGCATCCAAATCCATCGCAGCCCCCGCCTCTTCCTGCGCCTTTTTCACTACCGCAGCGGCCAGCGCCGCCCGGCTCGTTGGCACTGATAACGGTACCGCCACCGGCAGACCGTTGCCGAACCCCGCAGGGATTTGCATTCTTTCCGTGGCCAGCTGCGCCGCCGACTGTGCCAGCCGCTTCACCTGGGTAAAGGCCGGAGACGGGAAAACATCGACCATCTGATTAAGGCTGGCCATAAAGCTGTCATGTGAAGAACTGGCGACCATCATGATCACCACGTCAGCATCACCGCCCAGGTTAACCAGCTTTTCCGCCAGATAAGCCACCGCGTTTACCGGGCTGAGGTAAGCACCGTTTTCAGTCTGCTGCCCCAGTCCATATACCCACGGATGCGCCGGAACAATGCTGCAGTTAAGTGCCGCCACGGAATCCGTGAACGCCAGACGGGATTCACGCCACATTACAGCGGCCTCTCCGGCCATACCGGTTTACTGGTATCAACGCGCCCCAGTAACACGCTGTATTTTTCCCACGCCTCCAGGCTGGCCTTTTCTTCATCGCTGGCCATGTCGTGTTTAACCGCAATGGTCAGCCGCTGAATAATAGCGATGGCCTCCTGAGTTCTGGCATTCAGCTCTGATTCTGCCGCCGCAACTGCGGCCGCTTTCTGGGCGGCGGTATCTGTCACCCACTTTTTACCGTTCCATTTATCAAAGGAGCCAGCCGGGGCGAGCAATGTCCAGCCATCCATAACCGCACCGATGTAATCAATTTTCACGGTTTCACGGGTTTTCGTGTTGTAAGCAATCTGCCCGCGATAGTCCTCCACAATTTCCCAGCCGCTGCCGTCCGCTTTCCGGCACACGGCTTTGCCTTCTTCTTTCGGCAGCTGTGGCGCGTCAACATATGCCCCGAGAGCCAGACCAAACCCTGCCTGGATATAATCCTGCCTTGCCCCGTTATATTCACGGGTGCGCATTTCGCAGTTGTAGGTAGTCAGCCAGCCAGATGCCGTAGCAAAGCCATTTTCCCCGATGGTGGCTACCGGTGCTTCAAGTGAATATTTTGCTTCTGTCATTATGCTGCCCTTACGATGTAGTTGAATGCCACGTTGATTGGCCTGGTTTCCCGCTGCGACTCTGATTCCTGCGTGACGTTGGGGTATCCGTCGTTATCTGTCCCTATCATCACGTTAATTCCCCGATTCAGCTGGGCATAACTCCCCCACGCCCCTCTCTGAATACCTGACGCAGGAGCCTGCCCATACTGCAAACTATTAATTCCACGCCCGGGATCGACTCCTCTCCCATTATCCCAGCCACGAATGAATACACCTCGCATGTCAGGAAGGTATCCTGCAGGATATGCGGCCGCCAGCCGCGGAAACGTCGATGTATTGAAAGACTGTCCCACACAAACAACATATCCATCCGGTGGGTTTGACGATGGCCACGGCAAAGGAACACCAGGCGGAACATCAGGAGGCGGCATATTATTGGGGGAGTAGACGCGAACGCTGCCGTTGGACTCAAAAACACCCTGTCCTGCGATGAGATTTCCTGATGTATTGAAGTTGCCGTTAATATCGAGGCTGCAATACCCCATGCTGCCGTTATCACCAATGATATGGATAAGCGCTGAACCAAAGTCCTTACCACCTGAGCGCAACATGCCGAAGCTCACAGCAGATACAAATCCATGCCCATCGATTTGTGAAGAGCCCTTGCAGATTGGCAGATACACGGAAGTATCATTTGGGGCGGTTAAGGTTGGAACGTAGAACGGCGCCGTCCCGTCAGTCAGCTGATTGACAAATGCACCGCCACCCTGCCACACCCCCTGCCGGGTGCTGTAGAATCTGGCATTGTCGAGGTGGTCCACACTGCCGCCAGTTGAGGTCAGGATGGAATAAACCCCACTCCATGCCCCATTAGAAAGAACATGGATTGCCGCGCGGCCGTCTGCCGTGTACTCAACCAAAAAACCATATAAATTTTTGGCATGAGACATCCAGTCAAACTCATACCACGGTGCGCCAGGGTAAGCTGTACCGGTTATATTAGACCCCCCTTTGTATTTCCCGGTTGGCTTGTCCACAAACCAGGAATGAACGTTTGCGCCACCGGGAAGCCCAATGGTGTCTCCACCGATACCATAATCCCCTACTTGAGTAACCCTTCCAGGAGTAGTATCCAGGGTTGAGGTGGTAACATCTTTAATAGCTGCTGATTTCAGTTCAAGATTCGCGCGAGCCTGTTCTTTATTGTCAACATCCGAAAGGTTGCTCCCTTTTTGCAGGGCATTAACGATACGAGTATCGTCACCTGCGGCAACCGTTCCCGCTGCCTTCCCCACATCAAGAACGGCCGCACCTTTCAGCCCAAGATGTTTACGTGACTCCACCGCATCCCTGATATCGCTGAGATTGGCATCTTTACGCAAAAAGTCCCTGCTTGCCTGCTGGTCGCCCAGCGAACCTTTCGGGCGCAGATCAGTAATCACCCCGTTTGCATCAATGCTGGCCAGCGCAAATACATGGTGCTTCACGCCGTTCTGCTCATAGTCTGCCAGGCTTTCCGCCACGGTGACTTTGCTCTGAACTTCCCAGGCGCTGGTCAGCGTTCCCACCCAGCACACATCAAGCCAGACGTTGACCGGCATCGTCGTGACGGTAATATTCTGATTAGCACCCAGCTGCGCGCGCAGCCCGGCCACATAGCCTGCGCCACTTGTGACATAGAACTGATTGCCATTTTTCCCAACCAGCCAGCCGTCACCAAAAAACGCCGCCGCGCCGTAAATATCAATATTCTCCAGGCGCTGGCGCTCATCCATCCCGGCCATACGCGCGGTGAAGTCAATCTGCCAGGTCTCAGCCGGGGTATTAATCCCGGTTTCCGTCTGCGCGCCGTTGTATTCCATCAGGAAAGAACGCGTCAGCACGTTACCCTGCTGCCCTTCTTTCGTTTTTAGCTTCTGCTGCACCGGAGCATGGACAATCATCGCCAGGGTGCCGCTGGCCTTGTTAATCAGGCCAATCCAGTTAAACGAAAAATCACCCACGTCCGCGCCCAGCACCACGGAGTGCACCACCGCGTTTTCATTCACCACGCCTTTGCGGGTGACGCTCTGACGGTAAACAATCTGGTCAGCGGGCGGTAGCGTTTCGCTGCGGTCAATCGGCTGATCCGGGTTCAGCCCCGGCACGCTGGCAAACACAAATTCATCCAGCAGGACGGCTTCACCGGTCATTCCCTGCTGCGCTTTCCACTGTTCAAACGCCAGTGTGATAGTTGTCTGTGACATATCTGTTCCTTATAAACTCGCGCTGAACGTCGCGCTGCGGGTTTCCGTACCGGCAAGCCGCGCCGGGTAAACCACATATTCACCCTGATCCCACCCCGCCCGGATGTACAGGCTTTCGGAGGTGATCACCTCAAACTGATAGCGCCGACAGGTGCGCCCGTACTGGCGGATAATCTGAATCATCAGCTGCGTGTTGTCGGCAATCTGGCTGTCCGACACGCGTACCAGGATCACATCCCAGTCAATGCCCGGCTGGCGCTCCAGCAGCTCGACATACCCGATCCCCAGTCGCTCAAAAATGTTAATGAATCCCTCAACCGAACCGGCATCCGCCGCATTCACGAACGCATAGGCCACGCGTTTACGGAACAGGCTCAGCGGCTCGCTGTTAAAGCGGGTAATGTCCCGGTCATAGGCCAGCAGGGTTAACATCGGCTCGCTGCAGGTCAGTGGATCGAACTGTGCCAGCGGCCAGGTAATCCAGCCGTACACCTCCGCCCAGAAACGGCGCAACGCCTTCAGCAGCTTTGCCGGTTCGCCCTTGTTCATCCAGAACGGCAGCGCCATCCCGGCCAGTTTCTTCAGAAAATCAGTCATCCTGCAGGCTCACTGTCAGTGTGTTCAGACGCGGCACATTCAGTTCACTGGTGATATCCCGTAACGAAAACTCAACGGAGTCCGTCTGCGGAAACGCCTTGTGAATCTCCCGCCCCAGCTGGGAGAAAGAAAAGCGCGAATACGGCCATGTTTTTTTCACGTTAAAATCCGTGTTTTCCCGAAAGGCACAGCGCACAAGGTTTTCCACCCCGGCCTTCAGCGCCTGCACCTCATCCGGCGTCATGTTGCTGACGCTCGGCACGTACACCGCCACCCCCAGATCGTGACGCGTTTCCGGCATGGCAAAACACTGCATATCATCGCCGTGGCCGTGGTGGCCTTGCGTGTTGATGTAGTCGTTAACCGCATCAATAAAAGGCGCGGAGGCCACGCCGCTGTCCAGCAGTAAAAAAGCGTTTGCGGTACCCGGTCCGCGCGGGGCTTCATGCTCAAAGAAAATGCGGTCAATACTCAGCCCGGCCACCTGGGCGATCATCGAACGGTAAACCGCATCGGTGTGATAGTTGCCCACCAGGTTAAACTGGTTCCGGCAACGCTCGCGTAATTCGTCGTCTTTCTCTTCATCAGCGCCCGGCTTTGTCAGCCAGTCCTCTTCACTGGCCACCTGGCTGATACCATCCACGGCCACCGGCAGGATGCGGTAATAGCCCGGCGCAAGGTTGTATGCGCCCCCGGTGCCGGTGGCCTTAACGGCAACCAGCGCGCTGGCCACCCCGGACGCAATAACCACATCGGCCACCGTGGCCAGCACGTACACCCGGCCATTGATGCGCTCTGTCTGCACCAGCGTGCCCGCCTTAACGGTGGTGGTGGCTTTGGCATCCGTCTTGAAAAAGCGGATCACGCCTTCGGCAGCGGTGGCCGGTTTAGGGGTAATGTTTACCGCCCACGCCAGCAGCCGCAGCATTTTGCCGCCCGCCGTGGCTACATACATATTGGTCAGCACGACGTTAATCAGGGCGTCTTTCAGCCACATCACCGGCGCGGTCACAATGGCGTTCACCAGCCGCCAGAACGGCGACATGCGCGATGTATTGGTGATCATCCCCTCTTCGGCCACGATGGCGTCAAAACGCGCCAGCACCTCTTCTTCCGTGACCGGCATCCCGCTGTCTTTCAGTACCTCTTCAAAATCAACCTGCGGCTTTTCCGTCATACGTCCACCTGATAAGAAATACTGCCAAAATCGTAGGTGCTGGCCGTTACCCACAGCCGCTTACTGGTTTCCTCGCTGATCTCCACCGTACCCGGAACAATGCGCTCATCCTCTTCCACCAGAAGTTCCAGCTGCGTGAAAATATCCGCGCGCATCGTCGGGCTGCGCTCTGCAATTAATTTTGTTGCCAGCCCGCTTTCCAGAATGGAATGAACAATGTCCTGCCCGATACTTTTACGGTTATGACATAATTCAGGCTCGCTACCGGTATTAAGAACAAAATCGCCGTTCTCAATCAGCAGGTCGATATAAAGTAATTCACTCATCCGTTAAGCTCCTGCCATTCCATTAACTTACCTGGTGAAAGCGTTTCTGTCGGGTAAATATTTACCGTATCTATTTTCCTGCTGTTATCCGTGACTGATTTAGAATTGCTGTTAATGGACTTACTGAGTCCGCCACGCTCCACGCCTTTTAAATCGCCGCCCGTTGAAAGGGTATTCGTGGTTAATTGCGGTTGGCTTTCCCCTGTCAGCGAGATATTCACGCCGGGTATTTTATTTAACTGCCCGACAATCCAGTTCCATGATTTCAGGAAACTGTTTTTAATGGCCAGCCAGATATTATCAAACATCGTCAAAATCCCGGTGGCCATCCCGCTTAATGCCTCAGACGGTGAAAACCCGGTCAGCATTGAAACAAAATTATTCCAGCCGTCCGCAATCCACTGCCACACGTCAGAGAATACGCCGCCCAGCCACTCCACCACTTTGGCCACCGTTTTAAACGCCTGCGTGTCCATCACCGCCGCTTTGATAGCATCCCAGTGTTTGACCAGCAGATAACAGCCCACGGCCAGCAGCGCAATCGCGCCGATAATCAGCAGGATCGGCCAGCTCATGAAATTAATGGCTGCGCCCGTTAAAATGGCCTGCATACGCAACGCCATCAGAATGCCGCGCAGGCCTTTCATCGCTGCGCCCCAGGCCAGCTTTGCTTTCGTGTTGAGCCACGTCCACGCTGTATCAATCTTTGTGAGCGTCGTAATGGCTTTCCAGAGTCCTGTCCACCCCATCATGATGAATTTGGAAACACCCATCACGATATTGGCCACAGCCCCTGCCGCCGCGAAACCCAGCAGTGCCATGGCGGCATAACCGACATATCGCGCGATATTAGGAAACATCTGCATCCAGCGGGCAAAGGTCTGCCCCATATCCGCCAGGCGATTCAGCAGCGGGTACAGCACCGGGATCAGCGTCAGGCCAATGACGGTTTTTATTGCCTGCAGGATGGCCACAAACCGATCCCACGGCTTCACCATTTTCGCGGCCATTTCCTGAGTACGGCGCAGACCATCAGCGCCCCCCAGTTCAGTGATGTTGCGTTGCAGCAACGCCACGTTGCCATACAGGTGCTTCACCACGGCGGAACTGTCACCAAAAGCCGCATCCAGCTCCGCCTGCGCCTTCAGGTTTCCTTCCAGGCTTTTGCCGTACTTGCCCTGCAGCTTGATCAGCATTTCCGGCATAGACAGCATTTTCCCGGTGGAATCGGTGAACGATAGCCCCAGCTTTTTGGCACCGTCAATTGCGCCGGTCATGAAGCCTTCATAGGAACTGCTGGCTTCCGTTCCCAGCGTTCGGCTCAGCTGTCCCAGCACGGCCAGCTGTTCATCCAGCCCCACGCCGTAGTTAGTCCCCACGCCGCGTGCACCTTCCATCAGGTCTTTAATGGTGGCCATTTCGGTGCCAAAGGTTTTGCGCATGTACACCATTTTCCCCGCCAGCTGCTCCGCAAACTGGACTTTGCCCAGGCGCTGCGCCTCTGCAGAGAAGTTGCCAAACATCTGCCCCATAAACTCCGCCGTATCGGCGGCGGTGGACTTAAGCGCAAACGCCAGAGTGTTGGCGACCTTCGTCACCTTCGGCAGCTCATTGCCAGTCAGCCCGGCGATGGCCGCGTTGATGTTCTCCGTGGACTGAACAAACTGCACCGCGCTGGCGCCGTAGGTGGCACTGAACACCAGCGCATCACGCTGAACGGTTTTCAGCGCTGAATCATCAATCCCCTTAGCGGCGGCATCATTCAGCGCGTCATACATTTCGATAGCCGGAGACAAAGCCCCTTTGATGACCATGCCCGTTCCGGCCAGCGCCAGCACGCCGCCGCCAATCTGCATAAAAGCCGCTTTCGATTTTTCAGCAAAGCCGGTGACATTATTCTGCACCTGCTTTAACGGGCGCGATAATTTATCAATCAGGCTTAATGTAAAATCTAACTGTTTCATTCAGAACCTTTAAAGGCAGTGCTTATTCCATTAGCAATAGCGATGTGCATATTTTCCCAGTGACGATTATCCAGCCAGATAGCGGCAGCAATATCATCAACAGAGTCATCACCCTGCGGTAAGTAATGGCGGCGTAAAATTAAATACTGGTCGAGTCCGTTATTTTCAATCGCCCGGACTCGTTTACTCAGTTTTTTACTTCGATTTCCAGCTCAGGCGCATAAATCTCGTTAACCTTCCCGGCCAACTGAATGGCCGCACCCGGACGTTTTAAAATATCGTCCAGCGCCTCTTTGCTTTCTGCCGCCACAATACGGGTCAGGTAGTTATGCGCCGGTGCCACTTTATTATCCATGGCCATTTCATTAATAAATTTGTTGTACGCGGTCTGATTAGGTTCAAACGTCATTTCATTACCGCAGACTTTCAGCGTGATTTTTTCCATTTAATAAGCTCTCTCGTAAATTGATTTCATCAACTAACTGGTTATGACGCGCGGCGCACTGGCCGTACATATCCAGATAAAGGGTTAACAGCTCTGCCGCATCTTTCCCCTGCGTGCCGTTCAGGCGCGGCAGCTGCGTGGCACATTTAGTTTTCAGGTTCTCCTGATAACGCACGTTCGGTACCGGCGACGGCCTCGTTGTACATGCGCACAAAATCATCAGACAGACACACGTTAGTAAATAACGGCTTAACCACTTCTGTGCGGATCTCTCGCGGTGGCGCATTTTTCAAAGCCTCCAGTTGTTCTTCCAGCTTTCGTCCGGATGCGCTGGCCACATCGGCCAGCTGCGTGCCGGTGGCGGTGGCCGTTTTGCTGATCGCCAGATCAAGGCTGTCACGTTGCCAGGTGGCCACCGTCCATCCGCTGCAAAAAATCAGCACCGCCAGAACCACCTTCACCACCGGATGTTCCATCAGCGCACCCCGTTGTGTTCCAGGCTGAAGTGATTCCCGTCCGGGTTAGACTTAAAGCGGCCACCCCAGCTGCCGCCCAGCGACTCCCAGAACTCCCCCAGCGGCCGGTAATCCTCTGTGCGCGTCATGTACTTGCCGTTCACGAACAGATTAAAATCCACCGCCAGACGCTGGGTGTGCAGGCTATTGGAAATGCCGCTGCCCTTTTTCGCGTTCAGCGCCGCCTGTTCCGGCGTGCGGTACGCTTCACCGAACGTCAGGCGATAGCCGTGCTCATCCGCCCAGTGGATCAGGTTGGCCACCATCACCGCAAACAGCTGCTGTTTTTCACTTAACGTCACTTTTTTACCCCCTTGCCTAAAAAGTCGATCCCCTTACGGCGCAGCCAGGCTTCAACGCCGTTAAGCCCCAGAATGCCCAGCGCGGAGCCAATTCCCGCCAGCGCCAGCGGATGAATGTCCGGCACAAAGTACAGCGCCACACCTGCGGCCACTGACAGCGCGCTGCCGACGATGACGCGCCCCAGCACCAGACGAAAGGTGATTGGCTCCCCGCTGTTCAGCATCTTGCCCAGCGCAATCAGCGCCCCCATTACCGCCAGGGCAATAAACCCCTTTTCATAGTCCTGCATCCCTGCCCCTTACCCGATCAGGTTTTCCGTGGCTTCCGGTTCCAGATACGGTACGCCGTTGATGTTGATAAACTTCGGACTGGTCACGAAGTATTTGATTTTGTGCGTGGCCACGCTGCCGCCCTTCGGATCGATATCCAGCAGGTTGCTGACCTGCAGCTTATTGCCGAACGTCTCCACCTTCATTTCCTCGCTGCCCGCTTTGGCGTAGAAAAGGAAATCTACAGTCGGCATACCGCGCCACGAACCCGCCGCACGGGCTTTCGCCGTCAGCACCTTCATGACTTTGGAACTGACCTCAATTTCCCCCTCAGCCGACACGTCCCCGTCCACGTGGCCATCCGGCACACCGCGCGTCTGTGCGGCGGCGCTGTTATCGGTGATATCCAGTGAAATCTTTTCGATATGGATAAGATCGCCATCCAGATAGACGTCAAACGACATTCCCGAAATACGCTTACTCATGCTGCGCCCTCCAGGCTGGCATCCAGTAACAGGTTGATGGTGATCTGCAGCGGCACTTCATAGGTGCGCACCACAATGTAGATATCCACCGTCTTTTTGTTCTTCCAGACAATCGTCACGTCGCCGTCCTGCGGCGCTTTCACCTCGCCCGGAAACGCCACGCCATTAATGCGGGCGGCGGTGGACATTTCACGCAGCGGTTTCATGAACAGAGACTGGTGCGCCTCAATGCTGCCCGGGGTGCTGTTCAGCGAACGATCGCCGATTTTGCCAATGGCCAGCAGACGAATGCGGCGGGCGGCTTTATCCGCAATGCGCAGCGTCTCAATGGACTGGTAATCCCCGCCTTCCACGTCCAGCGTGCGGCCATCAGCCCAGTAATACCCGTCATAGTCCGGGTACCACATCGGCACGCTGTAGCGCTGCATTTCCAGCGCCTGCAGCGTGGCCAGCTCCAGCACCTCGCCAGCGCCATCCAGCGGCAGTTCATCGCTGCCCAGATCAATCAGCGCCCCGGTCTGCACCCGCGCCGGGCTGTCAGCAATCGTCACCGCACGGGTGCACAGCCGACCGGCCAGCACGCCCGGCTCATGCCCAAACAGGCGCGGAGTCAGCTGCACCGCCTTTTCGGCAATCCCCGACTGCAGCGTGGAAAGGCGCGTCAGATAGTCAGTCTGGCTTTCATCCTCCTGCATCCCCTGCACGGCCAGAATGAACCACGTCCAGCGGCCAAACTTCGCGATAAGCTCAGAACGCAGGGCAACGGCCTGATTAATCACCGTTTTGGTGGCGGTATCATCCGACAGCACCACGCCTTCCACGGAACAGGACACCTGCGCGTCCTTCACCGCTTTCACCCACGCATCCGCCTCTGCGTCAGCGGCCAGCACATGAATGAACCCCCACCAGTTTTGACCGGCGTTTTTCATCGCGGCCAGTACGTCACTTTTTAACGGGCTGTCAGCCTCTCCCAGCAGCTTGTCAAAGTCGCTCTGGGTGTTGACTGCCAGCGTTTTGCCCACGTTTACGGTACCCTTGCCGATAAACAGCACGCAGCGCTCCACCTCATTGGTTTCACCCTGCAGCTGGTTCAGCTGGTTAACCCCTGCACTTGGCCAGCTCATGCTTTCCCCTTAATATCCTGCGCGTTAACGTTCCAGCCGTAGCCAATGCCCTGAAGCTGGCGCGCCAGCGCCTTGTTAAATTCATCGTCCCCCATGCCCAGAAAGACGCGGGCAGGAAGATCAACAGTCCAGCTGGTTTTCACCGCCTTGCCGCTGAGTTTTCGGATCAGCAGCCCCGCCTGGCTGTACGGCATGGAAGCGGTGAGTTCGCCCAGTGTGGGCTTTTTCCAGCGCTTACCCCGTCGCACCCGGTAGCCCAGGGTGCGTAATTTTTTGGCCTGCGCCGCCGTTGCCATCTTTCCGGCCTCAGCCTTTCGTGGCTGGCTGGCGCGGGTGACGCGAACGCGCATCCCGTTTTGCTGGGAGTAACCCACCGTGCCTGCGGGAACCGGCGTTTCCCCGTTCCGGTAGCCACCGCCCTGCAGGTAGATCCGCACGGCCTTCATGTCCGGCATTTCCCTGATATGAAGCAGCTTTGGCATGTTCCGCAGCATCTTCCCTTTGCGCCGCGTTTTCCTTCCCGGCCATGCGGTGCCGTCAGGGGATTCCTGGTTGCGCACGTTGCGCTTCGCGGCGGCGATAACGCCGTATTTGGCCATTCGCCACAGCAGCCGCTGGCGCTTCTTCGGCGGCAGCTCCAGCCCCGCCAGCGCCTTGCGCAGTTCTGCCAGCTGCGCCTTATTCAGCTCACCGCCCGCAATCATGACGCGTCACCAATAGGTGCGCCGGTTTCATCCACGCCGTAAATATTGGCGGTGATGGCCGTCCATATCTCCGCGTTCACCAGCGACCAGCGCTCACCGCGCCACGGGATCGCGCCGTTTATGTCCGGCTTAATCACCAGTTCTTCCGCCATCGGCACCGTCAGCACCACCGTGGCCGTTTCTTCGTCCTCCACCGAAACGTCCCACTGCGGATCGGCTTCCGTTACGCCGATATCGTCCAGTAAATCCCTGTCAGCCTCATCCAGCCACGCGGCCAGCAACGCCATCAGCAGCTGCGGCGGGCACAGACGGAACGGAAAGCGCTCCCAGCTCAGCACCGCGTCATAACGGATCACGGCCTGCCGATACTGCCCCAGCCCTAAATCCCTGGCGGCGGGGATAAACTCCATTTCATCGAGCACGCTGTTAAACGCCTTCATCGCGCGCGGCGGCACGTTCTGCTGAAAAAATGCGGTCAGGTTTTCAAGCTGCGTCTGGCTCATACTTTCTTCACCGTTGCCCTTTTAAGCCCTTTCATGCGGCGTATCACCACGGAGGCCTCCGCCAGCAGTCCGGCGCGGGTTTCCTGGCTCTCCTGCCCCGGATGGGTTTCACGCCGTCCGATGGTGGCAAACTCCCCCAGTAAATCCGCTTTTGCCCTGGCAAATACCGCCTTTGTGTACTGTGCGCACAGGCTGTTCAGCCCGCCCATGCTCACCCCCGGCGCTTCTGAAGCGGTCGCATATCCCTTTGCGCGCCAGCCTGCTTCCACGTTTTCCAGCTCCGCATTCACCTCCGCGACGGCAGTTAACAAAGCCTGCGCGGTGGTGTCAGCGGCGATATCGACAGGCAGCGACCGCTGCTCCTGAAAATCCTTAAGATTCAGATCCGGCCAGAAGCCGTTATTTGTCAGCGGTTCATCCTGGTAATCCAGCGGCTTGCCACTAAACATGTATCCCCCGAAAAAGGCGGACTGACCGGTTTCCACGGCGCAGATGCACGGTCTGTGCGCTGCCCTCCACCGCGTCCGCCTGGCTTGCGGTAGTCGTTAACCCTGCGTCAGTTTGCGCAGGCGTGCGGCGATGGTCTGCCGGGCGGTTTTCACGCCAATTCTGAAATAATGCTTTTCAGCAATGGCCAGCAGCCGATCGGCCTTTTCCAGCGTGTCCACATCGTCCACGCCAGCCGCTGTTTTCTGGCCATCCTCACCGCGCAGCAGCTCCAGCCCGGCAAACTTGAACCACTTCGCCGTCACCTGCTCATGCAGCCGCCAGGTGTTAGCCACGCGATCAAATGTGCGGGAGAAATACGGCTCAATGCTTTCCCCGCGCCCGGCAGACTCTTCCGCCCATGCCAGCATCGTATCCGCCACAAACGTGGGGAAGTTGCTGCGCAGACGTTCCGGCGTGGCCTGCTGCTGGCTGATAGCGATATCCGCCCAGTCCAGCGCCTTATCCAGATCGCCCACGTCAAACAGCCAGATAACGCACCACGCCAGCACCGGGTTGGCATAGACCTGGCCACTGGCCAGATAGGCGTCCACCGTGGGCGTCCATTTCGGCAGCAGCACGTCACGCTTAAACACGATGCGATCGGGAATAAACTGAATGCTTCTGGCCTGCGCCACGTCCTTTTCCAGGGCATTAATCAGCACGTGCATGCTTTCGCTGCTGTCCACCGCCTGGCTCTGCTTCAGTTTCTGTTCAGCAGCAATACGCTGGCTGTGCCGCTGCGCGGGAGAAAGTGCCATTTATCAGCCCTCCGGTTGTTCCGTGACCTTACCGATAGTCACGGCAGACTCATCGATCGCCGCGTACAGCTCCGGCTCTTCAATCGCATAGCCTTCGTTGCGCAGGTATTTGTTTTCGTACTGCTTACGGTCTTCAACAAACTCCGCTTTACGCTGCCGCGTATTTCGCTGGGTGTAGATGTGCAGGTTGCTCAGCGGCGTAACCACCATGCGTTTGCCCGGCATAAACGGCGGGATAATGGCCTGACGGCCTGCAATGGTGCTGCCCAGCATCTGCGCCGCAATCTTCTCAGATGGACGGTCTGCCGCCTGGTACAGTCGGTATTGTTCCGCCGCCACCAGGTCAGCGCCAACCAGCACCACCAGACGCGGGTCATTGCGGTACTGTGCCGGGATTTTGGTGTTAATCAGATCGGAGGCCATTGCATCAAGGCCGCGATAATCGCCGTCATCATCGAGCACAATCGGATCGGTCATAATCTGATTGCCGCCGTTGAAGGACTTCATGCGGGCATGCCAGCCGATATTCACATCCTCACCCATCGGGTTTGCGGTTGGATCGGTGGTTTTAGCCACGCTGGTACCGTTGAAGCCGATACGCAGCATATCCAGCGCAAACGCCTGATTAGAAAAGGTCTGTACCAGGTTGAAAAACTCGTTTTCTTCCTTGCCCGCGTTAGCCCATACGGAAAGCAAATCCCAGCGCAGTGCGGCGCAGCTGTCAGTTTCGACCAGCTTATAGTCATTGCCATCCACGCCAACACGGCGCATGAAACGCCCGGCTTCATTACGTCCGGTATGCAGTGCGGAGGAACCCACCCCCACCACCTGACCAGACAGCTGATCCACATCGGCACAGGTAATCATGTTCAGAAACTCTACGGACTCCAGCAGCGCCAGGCGCAGGCTGGTTTCCTGCGGATCGGTCAACGAAAAATAGAGACTCGCATTATCCTGGCCATAACTTTCAGCCAGGCCAGCGCAATACTGCGCCATCAGGCTTTTTGCACGTTGATTTAAAAACATAAAACTCCCTCGCTATAACGCGATAAATAAGTTAATCGTTAAGATGTTAAGCGTGGCGAATTAAATATATTTAAACTTACCCGGTTTACCCGGCAGGTTACGCCCTTTACTGGTTGCAGGTTTCTTATCCAGTGCAGAAAAGCGCTTAACAATTTCAGCCGCATTATCGCGAATAGCGGAAAACTCTTCGGTGTCCACCACTTCAGCAATAGTATCTACATCTTCCGATACAGAATTAAGCTGAGTTTCAAGTTTAACCACACGCCCTTCAAGCTCATTAAGAGCACTGGCCAGCGCCTGCAGCTTATCGTCATTCGCTGGCGGATCATCCTGCTGTGTTCCATCTTCAAATTTCGGTTTAATACCAAACAATTTCTGCCAGTTCTTCATCTTCTTTTCCTGTTTAATTTTTCCATCGCGGGAAATTACACAACCGTAATAACCCTGCTTAGTTAATTTATTGCGCTGACTACTAAAGCGCAGCCGTGTGGTGCCAACGCTGGCGGGTGTATCAGTCACCGCCAGCCCTTTCAGGTAAGTACGCCCGCTACCGCGCCAGTTCTCATCTGGTTCAATGGAGAAGAACAGCAGCTGATCTTCATGGTTGGCGAAAATCAGACGCATATTCGGGCAAAGGCTGACATAAAGCCGCGCAAGACCATCATCACCATCCCGCCAGGTGGCTTCCAGCACCTCCCCGAAATTACCGCATTCGTCCTCATGTTCCGGCCAGATTAATGCGACATAATGGCTATAGTCATAGGTTTCCCCCATATCAATAATCCACTGCCGTTTAATATCCCTGCCGTCTACGGTGTCCCCTTCAGTAGCAACACACAGCCAGTCAGTTCTTAAATGAGACATATCCCCCCTTGCTCGCTCACTGACGCTGCAAATAAATTATTGCGAATTCCCCCCCACTGCGCACCCTGCATATTTCTGAACAGTTCGGATAAGCGCTCTTTATCGAACAGCCACGAATTATCACCGCCGTTTTTTCATTATCCTCACGGCATAATTAAACCTATGGCTAAATACTCTGAAGAATTAAAAGGCGTTGTGCGGGCGCTTTATCTGCGCCGCTATACGCCAAAAGAAATTGCATCTGAATTAAATCTGCCGAATGCGCGGATCGTTTACTACTGGGCGGAAAAATACAGCTGGGCGGATTTACTCAGCCATGAAAGCACAGAGGAGGCGATTGAACGCCGTTACCAGCTGCTGGCCGTGCGGGATAATAAAACCGATCTCGACCTGAAAGAAATGGACTTGCTGATTGCCCACGCCACTAAACTTCGCGCGCAAAGCAACAAGCATAAAGAGAAGATGGCCACCGGCCAGGGGAACGGGCAAGCAGCTGCGCCGCGCGATGGTGACGACGACGAACCCCGCAGCAAACGCAAATACAAGAAAAACGATATTTCATCGCTGACCCAGGAGGATTTTGACACCTGGGCAGATGAGCACCTTTTTGGCTATCAGAAGCACCTGCGCCAGAACATCGGCCAGATGGTGCGCAACATTCTGAAAAGCCGCCAGATAGGTGCAACCTGGTATTTCGCTTTTGAAGCCTTTGAAAACGCCGTTATGACCGGCGACCCGCAAATCTTCCTGTCTGCATCCAAAGCCCAGGCGGAGGTTTTCCGGTCTTACATCGTCAACATTGCGGAGCAGTATTTTGGCATCACGCTGACCGGCAACCCGATCCGCCTGAGTAACGGCGCAGAACTGCGTTTCCTGTCCACCAATAAGAACACCGCGCAGTCCTACAGCGGCCACCTGTACTGTGATGAATATTTCTGGGTTCCGAACTTTGCGCGGCTAAACGAAGTCGCCAGTGCGATGGCCACCCATGACAAATGGCGTACCACCTACTTCTCCACACCTTCAGCCAAAACGCACCAGGCGTACCCGTTCTGGACGGGTGAAGAATGGAAACAGGGCAGCAGGAAGCGCGCGGCCATTAAGTTTCCGACCTTCGACGAAATGCGCAACGGTGGCCGACTCTGCCCGGATGGCCAGTGGCGTTACATCATTACGATGGAAGATGCGATCGCCGGTGGCTTCAACCTGGCCAGCATTGAGAAGCTGCGAAACCGCTACAACGAAACCACGTTCAACATGCTGTATATGTGCGTATTCGTTGACAGCAAGGATTCTGTTTTCAGCTTCTCTGACCTGGAAGCCTGCGGCGTGGAAACCGACACCTGGCAGGATCACAACCCGAATGCACCGCGCCCCTTCGGTAATCGCCCGGTATGGGGCGGCTTTGACCCGGCACGCAGCGGCGACCTGTCCTGCTTTGTGATTATCGCGCCCCCGGAACTGGCCGTGGAGAAATTCCGCGTACTGGCCGTGTTCAACTGGAAAGGGATGAACTTTCGCTGGCAGGCAAAGCAGATCGAAGAACTGTTTAAAAAATATAACTTCACCTACCTGGGCGTTGACGTAACCGGCATCGGCCAGGGGGTATTTGACAACATCCAGCATTTTGCCATGCGCGTGGCGGTACCCATCCGTTACGACCTGAACACCAAAAACCAGCTGGTACTGAAAGCCGCTGACGTGGTGGAAAGCCAGCGTATCGAGTGGGATAAGAACCTGAAAGAGATCCCGGCCAGCTTCATGGCCATCCGCCGCACGACCACGCAAAGCGGCAATGCAATGACGTTTGTCGCAGACCGCAGCCCGGAAACCGGCCACGCGGAATCATTCTGGGCGATTACCCACGCCCTGCATAACGAACCACTGAACTACGAAAACAAACCAAAATCCCGCTGGGGAATGAAGAAGGCCGCATGAAGAAAAAACGTTATATTGCCCGCAACAAACGCAGCGACAAAGCCAAAAAAATGAGCATTATTTCTTTCGGCAAGCCGGAGCCGGTACTGACCACCGGCACGGACTACCGGGATATCTGGTACGACAACGCCGCCGATCACTTCACGCAGCCCATTGACCGCCTGGCGCTGGCGCAGCTGATTAACCTGAACGGTCAGCACGGTGGCATTATCCACGCCCGCAAAAATATGGTGACGTCTGATTACCAGAACGGCGGTCTGACACATGATGAACTTGAAGCGGCCGCGTTTGACTACCTGACTTTTGGTGATGTGGCCATTGCCAAAGTTCGCAACGGCTGGGGAGACGTGATCGGACTGGAAGCCCTGCCCGGCCTTTACCTGCGCCGCCGCAAAGTCAGGGATGATAATCGCAATGTACCGGGTGATTACGTGGTGCTGCAGGAGGGTGAGCCGCTGGTTTATCCGGCTGAAGATATCATTTTTATCAAGATGTACGACCCGCAGCAGCACATCTACGGTCTGCCGGACTATATCGGCGGCATGCATTCCGCACTGCTTAACAGTGAAGCGGTGATTTTCCGCCGCCGTTACTATCACAACGGTGCGCACACTGGCGGCATTCTGTATACGCGAGATCCCAGCATGACGGATGAAATGGAAGAAGAGATTGAGCAGCAGCTGCGTGACAGCAAAGGTATCGGTAACTTCTCCACCATCCTGGTGAACATCCCGGGCGGTGACGGTGACGCGATTAAATTTATCGAAATGGGGGATATTTCCGCAAAAGATGAGTTTGCCAGCGTGAAGAACATCAGTGCGCAGGACATTCTGAACGCCCACCGGTTCCCGGCAGGCCTGGCGGGTATCGTGCCGCAGAATACGGCAGGGCTGGGCGACCCGGAGAAGATTGAACGCACTTACAAAAAGAACGAGGTGCGCCCCATTCAGCGCCGCCTGGCGATGGCCATCAACACCGATCCCGAAATACCGGCGCACCTGCATCTGAATTTTTCCGATGAATCAACAGATAAGGGTGCGGCATGAGGCAAAATCGGCTAAAATCCAGGCATATTTTGACAGCCGGAGAATGGAATATGCGCGTACTGAAAATCGAATGCCCAGAGTGTGGTTCTAAGGCTGTGATACGCAAGACCAACCGCAAGCACAGACAGATTGCAGACATCTACTGTGCCTGCGCAGATGTAGAGTGTGGGCATACTTTTGTGATGAATTTGACGTTCTCCCACACCCTTAGCCCCAGCGCCAAAACGGGTGATGCATTAGTACAGCAACTGCTGAACTCGCTTTCACCCAATCAGAGACAAATGGCGCTGGACTTACTGAAAGCTACACCTGCCGCGTGAAATGCCCCCACATCGGGGGTTATTCTCTTCATAGTCATCAAGTTTTCTTTTCAAATCCTCAGTCAACTCCCCCAGCCAGGCCAGAGCCACATCCTTTTCATCACCGGAGCAATCCCCTTTTGCTACCAGCTTTGAAAACAAGGCTATCCGTTGCAACGCAATTGTTTCAAATAGTAAGTCCTGCACTCAAATATCCTCCCATGCAAGTAACTGTATAAATATACAGTATTAATTAAAGCACAAAATGCGAACCGAAAACAGGGGTTTAACCCATTGTATTCTTTCACAACCTATGACCACCCCGGCCAGAGTTCATCCTCCGGCCTGTTCCGCTTCTCCTGAAGTCGCCCGTTTGTGAAAATCAGCGATCCCTGGCCAAACCTGAGGCCAGATCCACGCATCAAAATGGTCACCTCCTCATCAGAACCATCAAAACCCCTTTGGCGTAACTCAAGTTTTAACCGCCTCCGGGCTTCCCCCTCCGTACAGTTATTGACAGAACTCCTAGGCGGCGCGTTCGCGCCGCTAACTGCAACCGCCTGATCGGCGGTTAACTTCGGAACAATCTTCCACTTTGTGAGTCGAGTTAAGATCGGAGAGCCTGCACCAACAACCGGGGAGAAAACCCCCTTAACCCGCACGACTTCCTCACCGTATGCGTTAAATTCCTGGCCTGTTTCATACCAGGTGCGTGCAATCAGCTCGTCCCTTCTGACAAACGGACCGCCCTGCTCATTGATGTATTTCGCCCAGTCGCCGTTATCCGCCGCATCATGCACGGCAGCAAATTCCACGCTTAATCCCATGGCTGTATCGTGATCGGCCATCCGGCGCAGCTCACGCCAGACGGTGACAGGCGCACCACCGACAAACTGAAACTGACGGATGCGCCAGCATGAAGCCCACGCCGCTGCAGCAGCGGCCGCTTCTTTCATCGGCTTGCCGCTTTCGTCGTCCAGCTCTTCATCCAGCGCGTATCCGTCGATATTTTTAGAAATGTATTTGGCCACATAGCCCGTGGCAGACCCTTTTTCCGGATCGATGCTTTCAGCGTGGAACCGGGCTTTTCTCGCTTTGGCGGTGATCAGCTCCGCATGGTCTTCATCCATCGCGTAATCGCGCAAAATGCCACGAACCTGCTCAACCTCTTCAGGGCGCATAAACAGAAGCATGTGCCAGTGCGGCGTTCCATCGTGATGCGGCTCAGCAACCCTGATCCCGAACACACGCAAATCATTGCGGTGCAGCTTTGCCCGTATCCGCCCCCAGACTTTACGCAAATATCCCTGTGTATCGGCCGGGCTGCTCCCGTCCCATTTACGGTTACGGTGGCCGTGAATCGTGGTTGCGTGATATTTGGACGGCGCGGTGATGGTGTAAAACTCCCCCACATAGCCCAGCTCATTGCAGACGTTTTCAAACCCACGAATTCGCACCATCATTTCAGTACGACGAATGGCCGGGTTAGCCACACTACCCCAGTATTTGTCTATCAGGCTGATCCGGTTTCCCTCTTCGTCCATCAGCTCCATCGACTTAAGAAACTCACGGGTGCGGCGCTTTTGCTCCTTCCAGTCACGAATAAGCTGTTTACTGGCGTAGGTGCTGGCCTTTTTGCTCACATGATTCAGGGCAATATGCAGGTGTTCCCGCCATTCTGATCCATGACGGCGCAACCGCCCCGCCCACCATTGTTCCGACATCATGCGGGAAAGCGCAGCGACAGCATGAGGTTCATCAAAATAGCGACGCGTCAGTTTTTCATAATCAGGTGCCGGCTGGCGGAAAGCCTGCGTGATAGCAGCAGCACGAACATAAAGCGCATGCAGGAGTTTCAACTCTCCCGCATCCGGCATTTCGTCGTTAATACTGCTGAGTTCCAGGGTGATAAAAGTCGCCAGATCCTGCGCTAGCAGGTCAATGTCCTCTCTGGACATATCAGGAAGGTGATTAAAGCGATGCATAAAACGGGCGGTATCAACGGTCATTTTTGGCACGTTGTACCGTTCAGAAACCATTTTTACCCGTGGCCAGATACGTTCAAGAAACGTCTTTGCCAGAAAAGCGTTCGCTCTCTTCGCGCCCTGCTCCTGCTCCAGCTTGTTAGCAGCGGCATTTACCGACATACGAACAATCACAGATTGCTTTTGCAGCAAATCCTGAGCGCACGCCAGCGCCGCGTTCTCTCGATCACGGCGGTGTAATTCTTCGTATGTGGGCAGCGGGCTTTCAATTGCCTGGAGAGGGGCATTCCAGGCAAAAGCCCATTGTTTGATCGCAGCAACGCTTTCAGGCTGGCAGGACATAAAGCCCCCCAGCCTGGTAAGAATCGCGCCGCCATGAATCAGCGGCGCAACATTGCTTGCTTACGGCCAGCGTCATGCGATGGCCTTAACGGCAGATGAAAGCGGGGATTTCAGAATCAGTTCTCTGGCCATCTTCTGGCTTGCAGCTGACGCGCCAACGCTGCGCGGTGCATTTATCTGAACCGCCTCAAACCCGGCATACAGGTAATGCACCATTTCCAGATCGCTGTTTGATGCGACAACGCTGATCCCCCTTTCGGCCAGTCGGCGCAACTTCCGCGCCAGTCGCCCCTGATCCATATGAGAAAAGCCGCGCTCATGATATGCGGTGAAATTATCAGACTCGGTCAGATATGGCGGATCGCAATAAACAACGTCATAACCGTCCCGGATTAACTCAAGGGTTTCCGAATAGTGGGCAGTGATAAACGTCGCTCGCTTTGCTTTTTCCTCAAATGCACGGATTTCATCTAACGGAAAATACGGTTTTTTGTACTTGCCAAACGGAACATTGAACTGCCCGCGCCGGTTATAGCGGCACAGCCCATTAAAGCCGTGACGGTTCAGGTACATGAAACGTGCAGCAGCTTCAACACAGCTTGTGTTCCCGCCCCTCTCGGACATATTGAAAGAGTCCCTGACCGCATAATAGAAAACCGCGCGGCTTTCTTCATCACCCAGCCAACCAGCGTTAAACAGGGTTTCCAGCTCAATAAGAAATGCATCTGTGTGGTAGGCCATCGCCTTATACAGATTGACCAGATCAGGATTCACATCACCAATCAGATATTCGTCATAATCCGTATTCATCATGACAGCGCAGGAACCGGCAAACGGTTCAATCAGGCGCTTACCTTCAGGTAAATGTGGCTTCAGCTGCGACATTAGGCGGACTTTACTACCCACCCACTTAAGCGGGGTTTTTACTGCCATGCTGCACCGCCTTTGCTACAAATGACCGCAGCCTCTTCGCGGATCAGTTCAATTATTTCGGTAGCGCTCAACCCCTCAATTACGGCATGAGTGGCCAATTTATCCAGGCGGGTAGAACACAAATCTGCGGCCACAGTTTTGCCTTCATTGACGGCTTTTTTCAGGATCTCCTGATAATTTGAAAGTGTGGTTGTAACGTTCACTTCAGTACGAATCTGTCCCATTTCTGTTTCCTTAAGGCAAAAGAATCCCCGGCCACGTTGAAGGTGGCCAAAAACTCAGACGGGTTAATTAGTGGTAAGAGGCGGTAACTGGCGCTGCTGAATAGCTCGGCGCGGGAACTTTATGCAGCTCGTATGTCTTGCGCCACCACTCCTGGATCAGCGCTTTAACTTCTCCTACACCCAAAGCGCCAGCGGTGTAGTACATAGCCCGAATACTGGCCAGCGCTTCAACCTGTGCGCACTTGCTTTCAGCTTCACGGTAAACACAGCACCAATAGGCGGCATTCAGAGCAAGCCAGTGGCGCGGGCTTGTCATGTGCTCGGTGTCGTTAAAGAAAAACGGATGCAGTGCAACGCGGTTATTTTTGACGGTGCTTTTTGACAGGAACAGCATCGCGTAATTGTGCGGCACACCCCATGCTGCAATCTCCTGCCCCAGCTCATTGGCTTCTACAGAAATAATGGCCATTAGTGATTCCCCTGCTGCAACTTGTTAACGATATGAGGCGCAATAACCATCTGCAGCCCGTTATTGGTATGGATTGGATAAACCTTTTTAATTGGCCGATCGGCAGTTAACTTCGAAAAATCGCTATCACGCAGACTACCGAAACCTTCGAACGTTAAGCGCGCACGGGAAATACCCTGGCGCAGATGGATCATGTCGCGGTAATCCAGACGCTCGAAAAGTTCACGCCAGCAACATTTGCTTAAATGGGCTTTGAACACGCCAGTACCGGAATTGACTGCCGCCGCATAAAGAACCACGCCGCGCCATTCGGTTGTCAGGTTGTCCCACCAGTCAGCTGCCTCGCTGCTATTGCTGAAGTATTTACGGCGGATATTTCTCAACTGCTCCAGCCCGCGTTTTTGCTGTTCGGCGTTGATGGTCATACAGCCCCCAAACCAGTTAAGCCAAACAAACGTTTCCACCACGGTTGGCGCTGATTGCTGGCATTAAATTTGTATTGATGCCCAGGGTTCCAGCGCTGGCCGTTTGGCAGCTCAAGCCATCCAGTCGAACCGCTGGCCAGCTGCATAGTGGGTGATTCTTTTTTCAGATAAGTAACAAACGCTTTCATGGTATTCCCTCACATCAGGCCGGTGGCGTTAGTTGTAACCAGATCCACCGCAGCGGCCAGAACCGGCGCGGAACTAATGCGGCTTTCAACCGTATAAGCCAACACGGAAAGACTACGGATAGCATCGCGAGCGCGATCTAAAATTTGAGTACGGCGGGCGGCGGTCATGTGCTCAGTTGATACAGCTTCCCCAGCGATCGCGCCCACACTGGCTGTAGCGCTCAATGCACAAAATTGCATGTTGGCTTCAGTGGCGTTATTTACTGGAACGGACGGCAGGCAGTTAATCTGCCCCAGCATCCCATCCAGTAAACGCGCATCCTCTGTGTAATCAGTGATCGCAAGAAGCTCATCACAGGTCAGGCGGTGCGGCTGAATCGGGTTCAACTTATTGCGCAGAATTTGCGGACGCATGCCAACTGCAGCAGCTACATCTTCCAAGTTGTGTTCCAGCGCGAACGCTCGGCAAGCTGCATCAAAGTGAGCATGTTTAGAAGTCTGGTAATCAAACATAGTCAGCACTCTCCCCACGTTTCAAAATCGAATCAGTTAAGTACGACGTTGCAACCAGCAAGAGCATCGATTGTCATGGCAGCGATATTAATCATCACTTTCTCGCGACCCTTATCTTTACGCAGTCGGTGGCGAGGCAAACGGCCATCTTTCAGCATTGCATCAACGGTATCCTCAGATAACCCGGTGAGTTCTATGTATTTCTCTTTTGAGATTGATGGCACGGGCAGATTGATTGAAATGTTGGCGGTCATAGTGCAAGATTCCTCGTTTGGGTATTAACCGTGTCTAGCGGTGTTAAAGGGTGAACAACCTGTTTTGAAATGTTCGCCTGCAAAATAACTTTCCATTTGCGAAGTGTCAATCAATAAATTTCCCGAGGCGTAATTATGGATCTCAAAAACGGAGGCCAGGCGGTAATAACTAGGCTCCTTGAGGCGTACGGATTTAAAACAAGGCAGGCTTTATGCGACCAGTTGAAAGTATCTACCAGCACCATGGGGACAAGGTGGATGCGCGACGTTTTCCCAGCCGACTGGGTGATTCAGTGTTCTATAGAAACTGGTGTGTCAGTTGAATGGCTTTCGTTTGGAAAAGGTGAAAAATTCCACAACGGAGTTGCAGGAAGCTCAAATGAAAACGAAAAATCCGCAAATGAAAACTTACTAAACGATGTAGTTTCTGTACCACGAAAGAAAATAATAGATGGGAATCTGTACGACTCTAACTTTTACATGCTCGACAAAGCAATGTTGCCCTCCCACCTCAGCAAGCCGGTGATCATTATTGATGAGGACATTGCCTATATTGCAGACCAAAAAACTGACGAATTATCAGACGGAACTTGGGTTGTGGAAATTGAGGGTAAAGTAAGTATTAAAGAACTTACTCGCATTCCAGTTGGAAAGGTTCTTGTTGTCCCGGTATCTGGCGGCCAATCCTTTGAATGTGGAATCAGTGACCTCAAGCCGCTGGCGAAATGCCATTACCACTTGCTGTCTAATGTTTGATTTGCAGCTCATTAAACATTGACACTGTATATATAAACAGTAAACCATACCCCCAATTCAATGTAATAAGGGGGATTCAATGGCGGTTCGTAAACTTGAAACAGGGAAGTGGATCTGTGAATGTTATCCTGCCGGGCGTTCTGGTCGCAGGGTAAGAAAGCAATTTGCAACTAAAGGTGAAGCATTAGCCTTTGAGCGTCACACAATGGATGAAACTGCATCGAAACCTTGGCTGGGGGATACCGTTGATAGGCGCTCGCTAAAAGATATAGTTAACCTTTGGTACAAGCTACACGGCACATCACTATCAGCGGGTGAACACGTATATGAAAAGTTACTACTGGTTGTCGATGCGCTAGGTAACCCTTTGGCTACAGCCTTAACACCTAAGATGTTTGCACATTACCGTGACAAGCGGCTGACTGGAGAAATTTATTTCAGCGAGAAATGGAAAAATGGCGCAAGTCCGGTCACGGTAAATCTAGAGCAAAGCTACTTAAGCGGAGCCTACAGCGAATTGATTCGACTCGGTGAATGGCTGCAGCCCAACCCCCTTGAGAACATGCGCAAATTTACCATTGCTGAAAAGGAAATGGCTTGGCTTACGCATGAACAGATCGCAGAACTTCTGTATGACTGCCAACGCCAGAATGAACTTTTAACGCTCGTAGTGAAAATCTGCCTCAGCACAGGAGCGCGCTGGAGGGAAGCAGTAAACCTAACAAGATCACAGGTAACGAAGTTCCGCATTACATTCACGAGGACGAAGGGAAAGAAAAACAGAAGCATCCCAATCAGCAAGGAGCTGTATGAAGAAATTACAGCACTAAAGGGATTTAAATTCTTTGATGATTACTACTTTCAGTTTGCTGCCGTGATGGAAAAAACATCAATAATCCTACCCCGTGGTCAGCTTACTCATGTACTCCGTCACACCTTCGCGGCGCACTTTATGATGTCCGGAGGAAACATACTGGCGTTGCAAAAGATACTTGGTCATCACGATATCAAAATGACAATGCGGTACGCACACCTAGCACCAGATCACCTTGAAACAGCACTAAGGTTTAACCCACTGGCTACCATGCAAAGTGGCGACATAATGGCGACAGAGGTTGCCACTCCCTAACCTTTCCTACCATTTACTACCGTTTTAAGTTGTTGATACTTAAGTAACTCATTGTTTTTACTAACCCATTTATATAAATGGGTTTTTTGTTGCCTCGCATTTACCCCTCTTCAACCTACAGACTCTCATCCCCCATCTAAAACCGATCACTCAAGAGTCTGCCGTTGGCAATGTTTTCTCTTTCTTTATCTCAGTAAACTTTGTTAACCCTTTTAGTCTCATTGTATATAAAAAAACTAGTCGCCTCGTAAGGATTGTTTTACAATGCATTTATAATCAACTATTTATATTTAAACTATGACTACCAAAAACTATAGCATAGACGCGCTAAGAGTCATCATGGCTGTACTTGTCATTATGATTCATTCAACCCTGGTAATATATGATAAAAAAATCGGCATATTCATTCTTGTTGAAGGCTTTGGCAGAATAGCTGTACCATTCTTTTTTGTAGTCAGTGGTTTTTATCTTGAGCAAACGTTACAAAAAGACAAATTGTCCTCATGGTTATCCAAAATAGTAAAAATGTATGTAGTGTGGAATATCGTATACCTTCCATTTCAGATTCATTTAATTGATGCGATTTTTGACAGAAACATCGAAGACCTCAACATAAACAATCTGGCCTTCGATATGATATTCGGATACTGGCAATTATGGTTCCTACCGGCGATTATCATTGGCGCACTATTAATTAATGCTTGTACATCATTCTCAAGCCGTAAACTGCTTTCGCTGGCAATCGTCACTTTCATCTCAGCCACCACCCTCTGGTATCTTGCGATGAACAAAATCATTAACATGCCAGGGTTCTGGGCAAATCCTGTGTCCCTAAGAAACGGTGTTTTTCTTGGTTTCCCATTGATGGCTATTGGTTATGTCCTGGCGAGAGAAAAGAAAAATCATGTTGTCACCAATTACCTGGCGTCAAATAAAGCCCTGATCTTATCAATTTTATTTGTAATCTGCGAGGGAGTATTCGGATATTATACCCATAAAGGTTTTTACGACTTCACTTTCTCTTCGGCAATCCTTTCAACATGCCTGTTGGCATTTTGCCTAAAAAACCCAAAAAAGATAGAGATTAATATCGATGGCTCCAGTCTATCAACTTATTTATACATGGTTCACGTCATATTTTATCTTATCTACGTACGTTTCACGCAAAATGCACTAATATTATTTGCCGCTGTTCTGGCTTCATCCTGGCTTACGGCACATATCATCATGAAAGCCAAAAATACCAAATAA